ATGACCTGGTTTATTGACCGGCGTCTTAACGGCAAAAACAAGAGCACGGTGAATCGCCAGCGCTTCTTGCGCCGTTATAAAGCGCAAATTAAACAGTCGATCTCCGAGGCCATCAACAAACGCTCGGTGACCGACGTCGACAGCGGCGAATCCGTCTCCATTCCCAACGATGACATCAGCGAACCGATGTTTCATCAGGGGCGTGGCGGCCTTCGCCATCGCGTGCACCCAGGTAATGACCACTTCGTCCAGAATGACAGAATCGAGCGGCCACAAGGCGGAGGCGGCGGTTCTGGCAGCGGTCAGGGACAGGCCAGCCAGGACGGTGAAGGCCAGGATGAGTTCGTCTTTCAGATTTCAAAAGACGAATATCTCGACCTGCTGTTTGAGGATCTGGCCCTGCCGAATCTGAGAAAGAATCAGCACCGTCAGCTCAACGAATACAAAACCCATCGCGCGGGTTATACCGCAAACGGGGTGCCCGCCAACATCAGCGTGGTGCGTTCACTGCAAAACTCGCTGGCGCGACGCACGGCGATGACGGCAGGCAAACGGCGCGAACTGCGCGAGCTGGAAACCAGCCTGAAAGTGGTGGAAAACACCGAACCGGCGCAACTACTGGAAGAGGAGCGCCTGCGAAAAGAGATCGCCGAACTGCGGGCGAAGATCGACCGGGTACCGTTTATCGACACGTTCGACCTGCGCTATAAGAACTACGAAAAACGTCCGGAGCCTTCCAGCCAGGCGGTGATGTTCTGCCTGATGGACGTGTCAGGTTCAATGGATCAGGCCACCAAGGATATGGCTAAGCGTTTTTATATTCTGCTCTATCTGTTCCTGAGCAGAACGTATAAGAACGTGGAGGTGGTCTACATCCGCCATCACACTCAGGCGAAAGAGGTGGATGAGCATGAGTTTTTCTACTCGCAGGAGACCGGTGGCACCATCGTGTCGAGCGCCCTGAAGCTGATGGATGAGGTGGTGAAGGAGCGCTACGACCCGGCGCAGTGGAACATCTACGCCGCCCAGGCATCGGATGGCGATAACTGGGCGGATGACTCGCCCCTGTGTCATGAAATTCTGGCGAAGAAGATCCTGCCGGTGGTGCGCTACTACAGTTACATTGAAATTACCCGTCGCGCCCACCAGACGCTGTGGCGTGAGTATGAGCATCTGCAAGCGATGTTCGATAACTTTGCGATGCAGCACATTCGTGACCAGGATGACATCTATCCGGTCTTCCGGGAACTGTTCCAGAAGCAAAGCTCAACAACTTCAAATTAACCCTTGTTAATCAGCCAGTTAGATTTGTTTTGCTGGCTGATTAACTATAGTTTTTACGTTCAAAATTCTCCATAATTTTCATTGCCTTAGTTTTTATTTTGGGGAAGGCAGTTCAGTGGTTACCCGGTTAGATAGTGGGTGACTTGTCCTCCCCTATAATGTTAAGGGTGTGAGTCAGTACGCCATATACAGTTACATCATCCAGCGCTTCGCCTTCTATCGCTTCACCATCTTCAGTTATCAATGCCGTCCCGTATAGCTTTGCAAACACGTTCCTGTTATCCATTCTTACCAGTAGCGTATCTCCCTGCTCTGGTCTTAGTGCAACGTTAATCACAGCCCAACCAAATGTTGTTTCTATTACTCTGCAGTTACCATCAATTCCGCATAGCAGATCGATAGTTAGCCGCTGTTCTTGATAATCCATAGCCGGTGAGGGAAATCCCATCAGAAAACCCTCCCCATATTGCGCAATATCCAGTAACGGTTATCACTGCCGTCCTTCGTCTTATCAGCAAAATCTGGCTGGTATCTCTCAATCAATGCGTTAGCGTCTGCCTGGCTGAAATGCCAGTTTCTTTGACGTAGTTCAGTTATGAACTTATCTGTATTAAGACAAAGGTAGCCCTTTGGATTCTGTTGGATTGACGCTATAAATGCGGCGTGGATATCAGGTTGACGAGGCATAAGAGCACCCTCACTTCATCATTGACTGGATGTATATACAGTAGTATTTTTGGTTTTGTAGATCAAGTTTGCAAGGAGGGATCGTGATGTTTGTTGAGCTGGTTTATGACAAGCGTAATGTTGAGGGGCTCGAAGGGGCCAGAGAGATCATTCTGGCCGAGCTGACGAAGCGGGTGCACCAGATTTTCCCTGATGCCGAAGTGAAGGTGAAGCCGATGCAGGCAAACGGCCTGAATAGCGACGCCAGCAAAAGCGATCGGGAAAAACTGAACCGCATGCTGGAGGAAATGTTTGAAGAATCTGATATGTGGCTGGTTTCTGAGTTCCCGACCGTTCGCCAGGTTGGCCGGTAGATATTGTTCGGGTAATATTCCCGACGTTTGCTCGGGCATGAATACTGAGCAATCAACCGCCGCTCATTCTTACGAAAAATGGCGGCGGTTTTTTTTTACGAGCCCTGTTCCTGCTTTAAAGCCTCTTCCGCTTGTTTCTGATTCCAGATGCTGTCAGCTGGCATTTCTACACGAACGCTGACGAACTGGTCAGCCGGGATGTCAACCGGCTCGCCATCTGCCAATCCATCACGCTCATTCCTGGCAAATGCTGGCGCAGAAGGATGTTCGCGGTGATAGGTTTTTACCAGCACAGAGCCGTCTGCGTTAACGTCGTAGTCCAGCCATATAAGCGGTTGTTTATTTCGATCTGTGGGAATCTCAAACCCTCCGTCGATACCTCCCCATGCAGCGTCTGAATTGAGTGCTTTACAGCCTTCAATAAGATATTGCCCGACATCCAGACGAGTGACCGTGACGCCTTCTGATTCGTCGTTAGTTTTATACTTACCATCAGTGAAGATTTTGACGACCGGGGATGCCACCTTTATAAAGCCATTACTGTCTACAGCAGTATTTTTTGTGTCCCACAATGTTCTGCCATTTGTCGATGTAATTAAGTTCGTCCCGTTGATTAAACCTGTAAAAACTCTTATCGGGCCACCATTATAATGGAAGTTGAGCACAGCAAATGTATCTAAGGTCCTGAAAAACAACGATGGGGAAAAATGATAAAAAGGCGTATCACCGCTCGTAACTGGAGTATCATTTCGGAATGCACACAATCCCGTTCCCTGCGTTGTAAAGTTGTCGTTGACCAGAGAACTGAAATTAGTCGAGTTCGTTATAATTGCACCATTAGCTAGCCCAAGACCAAACATGCCGGGCTGCATGACATCATTGCTCGTTTTTCCTGTGTTTTTCGTTGCAGAATTTCCCAAACCGAGGTTTGTGCGACTGCCTTCTGCCGTGGTTGCCCCGGTTCCGCCGTCTTCGACAGCTAGCGCGCCGTTGCTCCCTTTCTGTGCCAGCTTACCGATGCCAGGGATGGTTACGGAGGTGCCGTTGATGGTTACAGTGATGCTCTGATTGGCTGAGGTTGTGGCGAACGTCTCCCACGCGCCAATATTCTCGTCATACTCTTTGATGAGTTGCGACATGGCCTGTGCCAGTCCGTCGACAGAGATATTGTCGGACACCAGGATTCCATACTTCTGGCCACTAAGTGCCGGAGCGGCGGCAGGTGTAACCGTCATTGAGGTGGAACTGTCCACGCTTGAGATCTGGAAAATTTGTACCGGGCTCGACATGACGATAATCGTCTGGCCAGCGCGAACCTGGCTGGCGGGTGCCGTCCAGTTTGTACCCGTCCCGGTGGCGGTATTTCCGTTGATAGCAATGGTGCCAGTGTTATAAAGCATATTTTCTCCAGGCAACAAAAAACCCCGCCGGAGCGAAGTTGTATTCGAATGAGGTGGGTTATTTACAGGTAGTGCCAGTGAATGTATTTGCACCTACCCAGCGCCAGTTAAAGGGATCACCGGCTCGGTACTGCGTCTGGTTATTTTGTTTACGAACACCGTAAATCTGGACGGTATTTTCCTGACCGCCAACGATGGCCGTTCCGCTGCAAATTGGTTCCTGTTTCTCAAGTACTCCAGCGCAGCCTGAAAGCATGACAGCGCCAGCCATGCAGATAAGTAGCTTAATCATATTGATGGTATCCAGAGGTATTCATGAACTTAGACAATACCAACATGAAAGAAACGGGTATAATTGATTAGATAGATCAATTATTTGTTATTGATCGCTCAAAACGATCAATCAGTCATAGGCCGCTGTATTTATCGCGGTCAAGGAAATGCCAGTATTCGTTCCCCCTCCCGGAGAACCTGTTCCGGTGGAGGTTCCCCCTGCATTTATCCTCGTATTAGTCCCGTCAAACCTGCAAGCCGAATAAGCATTGATGGTGTAGATGGTCGGAGGCTGGGTGGAGTTATTCACAACGATGGTCTGCCCAAGCTGTGCAGGCGCAACAGCCCATGACCCGCTCAGCGTCTGGTCAATATTAATCCCGCCGCTTGCACCTGGCGTGCCCACTGTTTGCAGATCAGAAAGCACCCTTGATTCGTTCGTCAGAACAAGCTTCCCGGAGGCATCCCAGATAGCAAATCCCCACGCGGGAAGTGTTTGCGGAAAAATTGCAAATACATATGCTGTCAGCGTAAAGCCCTGGTTATAGGGATTTACGCCACTAATATAGACATTTCCTCCTATCCGATATGACATGGCCGGAGTCGGCTGCGCAGTATTAGTCGTTTTTATGAAGACCATTACCGGATAATCGTCAGGAACCGAAAGATATTGCGCCACCTGCTGAGAGCTGCCATTAGCTGAGGAATTGAAGGAGTATTTTCCGTAGAGGCAGAAAGGCGTTGATTGTGGTGTAACAAAGGGATTGCCGTTCTCCATTAATATCATTGCGCCAAAGTCAGACACTATGCTTTCTCCATGAAAACGATCACCTCACACTTAGAGGCCGGGTAATTTCCCAGGCCTACAGAAGAGGCAGCAGTTACAGTTATTGTGTTCCCTGACGCGACAATGCGCCTCCCTACGCTGCTTCCTCCTTCATCAAGTGTGAGCACAAAGCCGACCTTCATTCCTGAGGGCACCGCGAAAGACCAGTTGCCGGAGTTTTGTCCGGCAGCCAGCTGTATACGCCCAACAACTGAAACTGGCTTGATACCGTAGTTGTTGGGTTTACCCGACGCATCCCATGTTTGTATACCCCATGACATCAAAACACCCCTGTAAGTTTGCCGATTTGCACGCGGAGCACGCCATTTGAATCCCTGATACTGTCAGTGACATTGGTGGATTTTCTTGCTCCCTGACCGTCGCTGCCGTAGTTTTCCCAGGTGCCGCCTTTATCAAGTTTCCAGCCTGCCGAGCCAGCCACATAGTTATTCGACTGGATATAGTTACCGATTTTGGCGTTCTCAATGGTACCGTCCTGAATGAAGCTGGCCCTGATGAACGTCTGACCATTCTGGATCACAAATGGCAACGCCACGCTGTTTCCTGCTGCCGTAGTGACGGCAAAACGGTCGGCCATGAAGATTACCTGCGACTGCATCCCTGATGGCGTATTCTCCACCCCGATCCCCATGCCTGCGGCGTAATACTGGCCATTACTCGTTACCGCAACTTTGATGTTGTACATCGCGCTGAGTTGGCCGTTTACGTTCGCAATTGCCTGGGCGTTCGTTGTTATCGCCGCCGTATTTCCGTTTATGGTCGCAGTGATGGCGTTTATCTGCGTCGCCGTGGTCTGCTGGTAATTCGAAACCGTCTGGCTCAGACTGTTGATGGATGCCGTATTGCCGTTGACGTTCGTCTGCAGGCTCAGCAATGCGCGTGCCGTTGCCTCCCTGTCAGTGACGATCACCTCATCAATGCGGTCCAGCTGCGCGCTGTTACCGGCAACCGATGCCGACAGGGTTTTACGCGTGGCCACCTGAGCGAGGTTGGCCTGGATTATCGCAATTGCCGAGTTCTTCACGCCTCCCGTCATGCCGTCCATCGACACAGAAATCTCGTCTATTTTCACTTCGGCCTTCGCCAGCCCGTCAGCATTCTCCTGGATGTCTTTCGCCTGCTGCTCAAGCTCGTCGGCATGCTTTTTGATGTCATCCGCCATGCCTGCAACTTTTTCGTTGCTGTCCACCGCGTTCTCGATCAGGTCTTTGAACGTATCGGAGTCTTTAATTTCCTCCAGGATCACGTCTGTGATGTCGGAAACATCGATGCTGGCCTGTCCTCGCACCCATTCGGTGTAACCTGATTCGTTGCCGGTTCGGTCCACCAGCTGCGCGCGATACCAGAAAATCTGCCCAGCCTTAAGGCCCATCTGCTGATATTTGCGCTGCGGGTAAGGCACATCGGCCAGCAGCATCTCATCGTCTTCAGAACCGGTCAGGCTGTACTGAATTTCCGTCTTCAGCGTGTCGTCGGTATTCGCGGGGAACCCCCAGTTCAGCTCGATACCGAATACCACGTTTTCAGACGCAATGAAGCCGACCGGCTTCGGTGGATTGCCCACTTTACCCGTCAGCGTTTTCTCTTCTGAATAGCCCCATCCGGATGAGATTTCTGCGGCATTGATTGCGCGCACGCGCACCAGGTAGCGCCCGGCATAAATCCCGGGGACGTCGAATGACGTGGTGGAGCTGCGCGGCACGTTAACCCAGTTCCCGTCGTTGCGGCGCCATTGCGCTTCATAGGCGATAGCGTTCTGCGCCTGGTCCCAGCTCACGCGCATCGTTTCTACGCTGATATTTTGCTGCACCACGGAAAACGAGCTGATCACGATGTTCGCAGGCGGCGACTGGTTACCCGGAGGGATCACACTCACCGGCCGCTGGTCGATGATGGCTCCGGTATCGATACGGGCATATTTATCCGGGTCGTGCCATGCGCCAGTAATCGAGAAAGTGCCATCATCCTTTTCGGAAACGCTGACAACACGATACTGCTGCGCGTAGAGCTCGTCAGATTCAACCACCCAAACAGCTTCGACCTGTGGCGTCTCACTGTATGCCGTGGTGACTGTGACTGATTCCCCGTTTACAGCCTGAATGGTCCTGCTCTGCGATGCTCCGGAGGGAAGGTTGAGAATAAGGCGATCCCCTGCTGCTGCATCTGCCACGCGGTCAAGTTTGATAACGCGACCGTTGACGGCGCTGATGCGGCCGCCCATAACCTTTCCGGAAAGCAGCTCGTCTGCCACGGCGATGATGTAGCCCGGCTGCGGAATGTTGCCGTCCAGCCCGACATCAAACGAAACAACGCGATCCTTGTTGTTGGTGAGAATACCCCAGCGCCCCTTTCGGTTCGCTTCTGACTGCCTGGTGCAGCCGATGGCTGTCATTTCCAGCTGATTGAAGCCGTATCGCGCCACCAGCGCCTGCTCAAATACCGGCTCCATTGCGTCGGCATAAGCGTTACCCGGGTCTGACCATGAAACCAGTGCTGTGGTGTAGCGGCTTTTCGTGGTGCTGCTCGAATAGGTGAAGCGACCGCCAACAACGTTAGCGCGCGTGTAGCTATAATCAACATCGCGCGGCATGTCAGCCAGGGCCACAATCTGATCCCCTCCCCAGTAGGTCATGCCACGGAAGATAGCGGCAAAATCACGCAGGACTGTGTAGGCGTCGTTCCGGTCCTGAATGTACACGTTGCAGGTATAACGTGGTTCGGTACCGTTGCCCCCTTTGCCGTCTGGTACCATCTGATCACAATACTGGGCAACCTGATAAAGCGTCCATTTATCAATATTCGCAGCGGTCAAACGGTGCCCAAGGCCGAACCGGTCAGAAACAACCAGATCGTAAAAAATCCACGCCGGATTATCCGTCCATGCCCACTTAAACGCACCGGTCCATGTACCGCTATAAGTGCGGGTTTCAGGGTCGTAGGTATCTGGAACGCGGATAACGCGGCCACGCGGTTCGCATGAAATTTGGGGAATAGAGCCGTTGAACTGGCTTGAGTCGAATTCGATGTAAAGCAGCGCGGTGTTCGGGTAGCGCAGTTTGGCGTCAATCACCTCGGTGAAGCTCTGCAGCGTCATCGTGTCGCCGATCTTCGCGCTGTTGGCGTCAGAGGTAATCTTACGCAGGCGGATTGTCCAGGTGCTGCCAGCCTGCGGTAAATCAATACGGTGGCTGCGCTCATAACCGGATGTGGTTTTACCGGTTACGCTGGTATTCAGCACCGTCTGCCAGGCGCCGCCGTCGGTCTGCAGGTCAATCGCATAATTGACCGAGTAACCCACCAGATCGCTGTCGTCCTCCTGTTTGAAAAGCGAGGGCCATTTCAGGCGTAGGCGAACTGCTGAAAGCTGCGTATTGGTAAACGTGCGCGTCCAGGCTGTAGCGCTTGATACCTCTGTTCCTACGCTGATTTCGTTTTCGGTACCGGGAATACCCTGAATATATTTTTGCGCCTGCGTTCCCGCGCGAAACTCCCACGTCACGCCGCTGAAGTTTTGGGAGCCGTCAGCATTTTCCAGGGCCGTTCCGTCCAGGTAGATATCTTTGCCGGTTAGCTGCCCTGCAAACTCCCCTTCCCCAAGCGCAACAAGGATTTTTGCCTTCGCTACAGATTGCAGATCATCAGGCTGTTCGGTAGGGGTTCGGGAACTTGAGCTGCCGCCCTTGCGGCCCTTTAAAACTTTTTCTGTAGCCATATTGCGCCCATAAAAAAAGCCACCCGAAGGTGGCCAGAAAAAAGGTTAGTTATCTACTGCTGATCTTCGACATAAATTCCGGCAGAAATAATCGCTCCGCCGATTCGACGCTTACCATAAAGGAGCGGTACCGGGTAGCCCTGAGCAGCGGTGTTTGTTACACCACCGAATGCGTAGGATGCGCGGTTATCTGCACTTTGTTTGCTGGCTATGCCTGATGGCTGTGGTGAAAGAAGCTGAATAACCCCACCGAGGACCAACGAGGCGCCAGTTGCTGCAGCAAACCCAGTTAATCCACCAGCAGCGAACGCAGCGCCAACTCCGCCAGAAACAAAGACAGCAGCAGCTATCAAAACTGCTCCTAATATCGTCTGAAAAAGACCAGCGCGTTTACTACCGATAATTACAGGCATAATCCTTACTACATCGCCTTCAGAGGGAAAACCCATCTCATCTGCTGCAATATTTTTTTTCCCTTTGAACACCGCGAAAGTTAATCCGCGACGTTTACTGCTGATCATGAAGCTTTCGAAACCGGGCAATGTTTTACTTAAAGCAATAGCAGCTTCACCAGTTCGCGCTATCAGTCTTTGATGGGTTCTACCGAAGGTCTTTCCTAACACTCCGCCGAGCTGAATTGTTGTCATTACTTCTTTCATATTCTCACCATAAAAAAACCCGCCGAAGCGGGTTAAGTCTTGGTTATATACAGCGTTCTATTACTTTAATCCGGCTGTTGATTCGATAAGCAAATAGGCCACCTTGATGACGGAATTCAATCTTGGTAATTCCGCCGTCCGATATTAAATCAACCATCTCAAGTTGAGATTGTGTAAATACAGTTTTACCACCGTCATAAGGCTGAATAAAAACGCTTCCATATTTTTGGCTTTCTTCTTGCCATCCAGCGAGTATGCATTCAGCTACTGCGTCAATTTGTTTCTTCGATTGAAAAGTATTTGACGCTGGCTCCTTCCGGAGATCCTGCATACTGGAACAACCAGCCATGATTAACAAAGAAAGTGCCAATAATGTTTTTTTCATATCCCTATCCCCTTTGGTTTTACAAAAGGTTAGCACAGAGATTTGTAACGTAGAATTTTCATCGTTCGTTCCCGCCAATAGCCCCCATACGGCACGCGCTGGCTCAGATGTCCGTACAGATGGTGCAGCAGCATATTGCCCTCCAGCAGAATTCCAGCATGATTCCACTTATCAGCCTGCACCTGCATGATCACCATATCGCCAGGTTTCGGCGGCCCGTCGAATTCACGGAATCCGCACTCGTACCAGCAATCCTGGTAGAAGTTTTCCGGATATTCGTTTTCCCACCAGGGATAATCAACCCGGTAATCGTGGAGTTCGATACCATGAGTTTGCCGGAAATAGCTCATTACCAGCCCCCAGCAGTCGAAGTGACCAAGCACAAAAGGACGCTCCAGCAGCGGCAGCTCTCCGCGCGGCTGAATGGTGCGTAAATCCCCCTCCGGCCAGCTCACGATATGCCAGGGTAAAAGCGTTGCGTCGCATTGCGCTTTATCCAGTTCGCTCGGCTGTGTAGTGGCGTCAGGGTGGCTGTGAACGATGGCGATCACCGTACCCCAGTCCTCCGCGGCTGCGTAATCTTCGGGGCAAAGGACAAAATTGTCCTCCGGCGCCGCGGCAAGATTCCGGCAAGGAAAATAACGTTCAACGCGGCTTTTCTGCGCCACCACACCACAGCACTCACGAGGATATTCAGCGGCGGCATGCGCCATAATCGCATCAATGGTTTTCTGACGCATATCAGCTCCTGATCAGCGACGTACCCGGGAACCCACCAAACGAGAGTTCGTTGTTTTCACCGAACCGAAGTTTGCAGGCCGTCAGCGTTCCGTTGCATTCATCCAGTGACGGATCGCTTACCGGGTTGTTGTTTTTGTCGAAATAGCGCGTACCGGCATAGTCGCAGCCATCGCCGGTTTGGTACTTGTTCCGGATGCACCATGTGCACAGAGAATGAAGCTGCCGGGTGGGGATCATTTGTCCCTGAAGATCCATAGGGCTGGACAGTACAAACTCAATGGTTTCGCCGGCAAGCTCGGTCGTTTTCCCGTCGATATACCAGACCTGAATTTTCTCCTGAGTCGGATCTGCTGTAGGGTTACCGCCTGCGAAGTTTTTCGCATCGAGATATTTTGCCTTTGTGTCGTGAATAGTGACCTTAGCCTGAAGCAAATCGTCATACGCAAGACACAGGGCAGAAATAGAGCTTTCGATGTTCGCGACCGTCAGTGATGGCGTCGCATTGCTGCCACTGGTCGATTTCTCCAGCCCTTCCAGCTGATAAGGCCAGGCGGAATATTCATTACCCTGCCACCAGATTGGTTTCGCCGGGAGCTTGGCCTCATCCCCGCCGGCGGCGACTATTTCCGCTTCGGTGTGGGGAATGTTGTAATTGTGAAATCGGAGAACGTCCGTCAGTCCAAAAGAAGAACCGTCCACCTCAATCAGACGAACGTCGTTTCCTGATTCCAGCTTCTGATAGTCTGCGTTTAAGCTCATGGTTTAAATGCCTGGATGAATGTTGCTTCAAGATTAAATTTCCCCGCGCCGAGCCCGGTGGGTTTATACGTTTCGCAACGATACAAACCCAATGGTTCGAGCGGTGGCTTCCATTGAAAGGCTTTCGTTCCTTCATGCCTGTCGAGAAAAGTCTTTATGGCGGAAATGTAGGTTTCATTGCCGGTGAAATTAAGTGTCCATTGCTGGCTTTTAGGGTTTAATCCATCCCCTGAAACCTGCTCATATCCATCGCCAAACTTGGCTTTCCTGACGCGGAAATTTGTATCAGCCTCAGCGTTAATCCGTGGGCACCATGTGAAAGTTTCGATGGCCATAATTATCGGTTTCCTTTCATTGCGTTCCAGATGTCACCGCCGGGGCGGATATCACGCATTACATTCTGCTTATATCGCTGATCAACAAATTTTCCGACCTCAGCGCCAAATTGCTCAAGGCCAGGTGAGGTTTGCGTTGAGGTGTTGCCATTACCATCGATGGTGATATAAACCTGTGGCGCCGAAGATAGAGACTGACCGCCGCCACCTCCGACCGCACGAACACCGAGAGAACCATCCGGCGCGCGGGTAAGCGGCATGATCGCCTCCGGCCCAGCCTCGGCAAAAACCCCTGCGCCTTTGGCAAAAGCAAACAGCTGAGGCGTCTGGAAAACGCCATTGCTGTAAGCGCTCAGGGACGGAGAGTCGTAAACATTACCCTTCGCATTAAAGGTAAAGTTCGCGCCAGCATTCTGAATAGCGGTACCGCTGCTGGCGGTTGCGGCTGACGAGGCACCAAAACTGAACAGTGATCCAATTGAGCTGACGCCATTAGCAACAGCCATGTTCACCAGAACGTTCTGGATAATCTTCAGTACGCTCACGCCCCAGTCCTTCCAGCTGTCAACGTTGCCATTGAGCATGTCGGTGATCGTGGTGACCGCGCCACCCATGGCCTGCTTCATGCCGTCAGCGGCCATGGAAGAATAATCAGTGGCTTCGTCCACCCAGTTCGCATAACCCTCAGACAGTCCCGTCATCCAGTCGTCACGCTGCGCATCAGAAGCTGCGTAATATCCCTCCTGGTCGCGCAGGCGCTCTTCGAGGTAGCGCTTATTGAGTGCCAGCCCCTGCTGATAGAACGTCTCGTCGATTTCACCAGCCTGACGCTGGCGGAGAAGATCGGTATTCTTCTGCTCAAACTCCTTACGCAGATTGAACTGCTCCTGAAGTCTTTCACGGAACCTGGCTCCCTGCCCGTAGCCCAGCAGTTGCGCTTCATTGGCTGCGCGGGCGCTGGCGTTACTGTCAGCAAGGTTGGCTTCGTAATTTCGCAGTTGCTCACGCAATTTAACCTGGTCAATCAGCGCAGCATTCTGCAATACCGTCTTTTTCTGGGCTTCTGTCAGAGAAGCAAGCTCCCCCTGGCTGACCTGGTATTTAACCTTCGCCAGTTCAGTATTCTGGCCTTGCAGGGCAATCTGCTCTTTTTGCTGCTTGATAAGGCGCTTATACACATCCTCGGTTTTCTCGCCTTCGGTTTTACCGCCCTTCGCCTTAGGTTTGTTGGCCTCATTATTCCGCCATTCAGCAAGACCGTTATTAATCAACTCCTGACGGCCTGTCTGGAATTGCGGATCACTGGTTAACCCCAGGTCATCGGCTGCATAACTCAGTCGCAGACGCTCTTTTGCTTCACCCTTCAGGCGTGACAACTCCAGATCCCGGCGGCTCTTTTCGAGGGCATCAGTTTGTTTTTTGTCGAGGTCGGCCTGGGGAAGTCTGAGCGGGACGTTAGCCAGCCCCTGACGAGCCATTAATAGCTGATTTCCCAGCCCCAGCAGACGGTTAAATTCGTCATGCTGCCCATTCATCAACAGGAGAGATTGATAAGCCCGGTTTTGATTAGCAGCCTCTTCTCGAATGAGTGCCACCCGGCGATGTTCAAGCCCTTCCAGAACCTGTTGAATAGAAGCGGATTCTTGCTGCATCTGAGCAAGTCTTTCTTGCTCAACAGATAACTGCTCTGTAGCCGTAGCCAGCCCACGAGTCACCGTGTCCAAATATGTCAGGTGGTTAATCATGAAACCACCGCTGGTAGTTGGACCGGGATTACTAATCACTGACTGATAACCAGCTATCTGCTCTTTCAGGCTTTCAACCTTGCTCTTTTGTTCATCAATTAGCCTGATTTGTTCATTCAGAGCGGCACGAGTTTTCTCTGCATTATCTGAAGCTTCAGGAAGGGTCATTGCCCTCGTCTTTTTACTGACTTCATCTATCGTGCTGGCATACTCCTGAGCAGAGCGCCGAGCCTGCTCCTGATTTTGATACACCGCATACCAGGCACCGGCTCCAAGCATCACCAATCCCGGCACGCCGCCAATGAGCCCGAGGGCACTGCTTAAAAGGCGGGTGCCAACAGATGTGACACTATTGAGATTGCTTTGGGTGGTAACACGATTTGCAAGGTTCCGGTCTCTGGCGGCCTCCGCGGAAGCCAGGCGTCTTTCAGCGATAGCCTGTGCATCGGCGTTTTTTGCTGCCACCAGACCTGCCTGCGCACGCTCAAGCGCTGTTCTGGCTCTGACTTTCTCTGTAGCAGAACCGCTGGCTAGAGCGGTAGTCAGCCTGGCCTGGGCTGCAGTGACTTTTGCTTCTGCCGCAGCAATTTTCTCTTGCTGCGCAGCCTGAACATCTGCGCTACGCGATCTCTGTACAGCTTGCTGAGCCCTATAAACCTCCGCCCTTGAGGCGGCAACGGCAGACTGTGCAGCCTTATCCTGCGCAACGGCAAGAGCAACCTCTGACTTAGCCGCAGAAATTAGCGCGCCGGTTGCGCTCGTGGCGCTAGTTACTACTCCACTGAGATACCTTGCCAGCCCAACGCCAACAAGTGCACCCGCCACTGTTGTGATCGTGGACATATTGTCTGCAACATCACTTAGTGCGCCGCTTACTGCCGAAGAGGTAAATGAATCAAGCGTTTGGGCAACTCCGTCTAGGCCACCAGATAGCGCATCGGTAGCACCTGTAGCCTGGTTGACACCTCCAACCCATGCCATGAACGAGTTTGTGACTTTTTGCAGGGATCCGGAAACTGTTTGCGGCATGCTGGCAAACTCACCCTGTAATGAGCCCAACTGGCTCATTAATGCAGGAACAACCTTATCAATCGTAAGTTGCCCCTGGTCAGCCATGCTCTTCAGGTCTTTGCGGGCCACGCCCATTCCGGCGGCAAGTGCGCGGATAACACGATCACCTGCTTCGTTAACGGCGTTGAATTCTTCACCGCGAAGAACGCCCTGCGCCAGAGCCTGGCTGAATTGAGTGATAACAGAACTCGCTTCCTGAGTATTAGCCCCCGAAAGTTTAAGGCCGGTAGAAACAGCTTCGGTAATTTTCAGAACTTCGTCAGAGCTATACCCAAACTCACGCATTGAAGCAGCTGCGCGTGAAAAAAGGTTTGCGTTGTCTGAAAACGCGGTGCCAGTTCTTTGGCTGATTTCCATTAACTGGCGCTGAGAGGCAGCAAAATCATCAGCTGAAGATGATGCCTGCTTAAGACGGGCGTTTACTGAATTCCACTCATCAGCAATCTGCACGAGCTTACCAGTCGCAAAAGCGGCCGTAGCAGCAGCAGCGGCTCTTCCTGCCGATGCAAACCCAGCGGTCAGATCAGATAACGCCCTTTCGCTCTCTCGGGCGGCAGCGGCAGCCTGACGGCCACCATTTTGCATGGTGCGGTAATAATCCTGCCCCATACGTGAAGCGCGGGAAATTTCCGTCTGGAATGATTGCGAGTTAGCGGAAATTTTGATTATTAACTCACGTAAAGTTGCCATTTAGTCTAACTCCAGACGTAAAAAAACCGCCGAAGCGGTTTTATTTTTATTGTTTCCAGACCTTTTGCCTGGCTTCTTCGAGGTATTCTTCATCAGTCTTAACCGGTGGGGAATCGACTGCTAAATCACTACCACAGTGCTTACATTTAATAGCTTCGCTTTTGATTAACTCTGCACAGAATGGGCACTTCTTCATACCATCGTTTTCAATTAAGTCTTTTTCTTCTGCCGCAACATCCTTCTTTATTACCAAAGAATGTACAAAAGCAATTATAAATAGCAGAGCACCATACACCCACCATGCAAAGAAAGATCTTCCTTTGCTTTGAGCAATTAAGGCTGGAATTAAGCCTATAACAATTGAAACTAGTAAAATTTCCATTTTGGTTCCCCAGCATTATCAGTCTAAGAATCCTAATATTATCTGGGTCAAAAGTCACTGCGTCGCGGCAGTAAGTGCAGCCTCAAGCCCTGCAAACGGGTCATTCGGTTCTGATTGCTCCTCACCACCCCAGCGCAGGATCGCATCGTCCAGCGGTACTTTTGCCCCCTGCGAACCGTAGATGGCAGAGACGATCTGGGCGGCCTGAATGTCACCGCGAATATCGCCAACCGGACTTTGCCTGTCGTACTCAATCCACATCAGAAGCTCGCTTGCCGTCATATTCTGCCGAAGCTCTGAGAGCGTGCGCCCCATCCGGAGCGCAAGCGACATCAGAAACTTTACGCCGGGGGTTGAGACTTTTCCCGCGCTTCGTCCGCGTTGTTGATCAGGTCAAGCGCCTGTTTGAGCAGGCGTGAATGGACGGGGCCGTAGATTTCACGCACCTGCTCTTCTTCGTCTACGCTGAATACCGGTTGCTTATCGGTGTCGCACAGGACGTCAATGAAGAGCACCACGTCAGCGCAAAGATTACGGTGTGCCTTTTCCGATACCGACACATTTTCATCATCAGCACCCGCTTTCACCACTTCCTGCCAGCGAAGCCAGGCTTCACCGGATGGCTCACGGAGAACCACTTTGACGCCTTCCCACTCAGGAACGGCGACCGTCTTATGACGAAAACCCGACATCTTAGCCAGGGCGAGATTTTTAATATTCTTCATGCGACCTCTCAGGAGCCAGACTCGATGTTTTCAGGCTTACCTTTCAGGCGCAGGGAGAACGTTGCCGCCACTACGCCGTTGGTACCGGAAGACCAGGTGTGCTGGCGGATTTCAGCCAGGAACTTAAAGCCTTTGCCGGACGGGAAAATGACCTGGAAAGCGTAGGTCGTATCGTTGTCATACGCATCACGCAAGGCGTCCTGCGCCGGATTCTTGTAGAAGTTGCCGGACAGAGAGATTTCTGACGGAGAAGGCAGGCCGTTGATGTTCTCCTGCTCGGTAGAGCAAAGTGTTGTTACGTCGATATCCTGCTTCTGACCACCGGTGAACTGAATTTCTTTGATGGTGCAACTCAGATCGAGGAAGGTTGCGGAATCCATCGTTTCTTTGGTGGCTGGCAGGGAGGAAATAAGGATCTTCGTCAGCTGCGATTTTTCATAAAGTGCAGACATAGCTGTCTCCTGGAAAAAGAAAACCCGCCATTAAGCGGGTTCGTTGGGTGAATTAATTGTCAGGGGATAACTTTAAAATCCAGGGTGGCACGGTAGAGCCGATAATCTGGCTCGTAACCGGGGATTTTTACCACCTCTGTAGGGTTTAAGGGCTTCAGCGAAGCGAGCGCCAAGTCTCTCAGGGTGCGTGATTCAGTGATCGTAGTGGAATACACATCTACCTGAATGGAAACCCTGCTCTCTGCATGGCCGCACAGCACGTCAGCGGAAACATCATCGACGATGGAAAAAATAATCCAGGGTGGCGAGACAGACGGTTTTCCGTCACTACCTAATGGCGCAACGTAGGGATATACCCGCCCTTCTGCCAGGGGAGAAAGCAAAGCGTAGATATCATCTTCATTCACTTGCTCAACACCTCATCAATAGCCTGATTCATCCTAGCAATGGCGACGCTGGCGACCTCTTCCTCGCGCGTATCGTAAGCGGGTCGCACAAAAGGATGCGCAGGCATGTTCGCAGTGCCAAGCTCCACAAAGCGCCAGTAAAAGGCGTTTCTCGGGTTACTCGCCTTCATTGTGTTATCGCTGTTCCCGGTGCGCGGGTTAACACCACGAATATGGACGCCGGAAGAAATTTCCCCGCGGCGGCGGCTTTTTTGGGTCACCACCACCACGTTTTTTTTCAGTTTCCCGGTACGCACCGGAGCTCGGGCGATCACTTCTTCCTTAAGCACTTCTGCGCCTGCGCGCGTGGCATCACGCAGAACCTTGTTGTTTTCAGCGCGGCTAAGCGCCTCCAGATCCTTTGCGATGTCATTTAACCCGGAAAAATCGAGGCTCGTCTCAATCATTTTTCAGCTCCCGTTTTGCAAAGAATTTCCAGGCGAGTGCCGGTCGCATTTGCTACAGGAGGACCGATGATATTTAGCACCTGACCTTTATACGGGCCGCTGAGCACTTCCAGACGAGAAGAGGCGTTCAGCTCTGCCCTGAAGCGCATCCAGACGCGAATGGTTGCCTGCGCCGTTTCCGCGCCGCCTGAAAGCTGCTCTCTGCCGCTAATCCCCTTCACCTCAGCCGGGACCGGGTTGCCACCAGTCCACGATTCAACCGGCTGACCAGAGGGATCGCGCGAAGTCGTGAAGGTGAGAATTTTTACCCGGTGCCTGAATCGTCCAGGTTCCATCAGGAGCCCTCCTCAGGTTCAGATTTACCGCGCCAGTTGCGATGGATGAACATCATGCGTTCTGCTGCAGCGTTCTCATAAAGCTGTACTTCGCTTTGCGCGGTGCGGTGTTCAAACATGTCAGCAAAGACAAGGAGAACGGCGCCCTTAACAGCTGCAGGAATATCAGCTGCAACCTTCCATGCCGGTTCATCGCACCAGCGTATGCAGTAATCAAAAGCGGCCTGGGCGTACAGCGTGATCAGCTCGTCCCTGTCGTCTTCCTCAAACTCAATCTGCTGCTTAAACAGACTGAGATTTATTACATCGAGAACATCTATCGCCATACGTTAAAGGGCGGGTTTCCCCGCCCCCTCCATCATGAGCCAGAAGAGAAGGTGCCCTTGATGATTGCCGTCGGGCGATAGTGCGCCAGCGCCAGGCGCTCTTCGCACAGGATGGTCAGCATGTTTTTCACGAAGTTATCGCGGTCTTCACGGCTGACTTCCACGGTGGCATCCATGCGATCCCACACCTGAGAGGCCATGTCGAAACCGCCCACAGTGAAGGTACCCGCTGCCTGTGCCTTGGTCGGTACCACCGGCAGGCCCCACATGATGTTGCTGGTGAAGGCCTGCGGGCCGCCGAAGAGATAGCGGCCTTCGTTATCTTTCAGCAGCGCAATGTTGTGCCAGTCGCGCGGGTTCAGGACGATACCGGAAGCGCTAAACTCAGACTCGGTCACCTGGTAAATTGCATGAGCGATAATATCTGCGCGGGTGTCACCTGAAACATTCAGCGAGGTGTCATAAGCAGTTGCCACTTTGTTCAGGCCTTCCAGGTTATCCCCGGTGCCGTCGCCGTTCAGCAGCTGATTTTCTTCCTTCAGCGCCAGACCATACATCAGACGACCGTTGACGTAAGACTGCAGCATTGGTGCATCATCCATCACCTGACGTGACGCCTGCACCCAGTGCGCGATGGTCTTCACGTTCGCGGTCTGTTTGCTGAAGGTGATATCCGATTCAGGCTTCAGCGCTTTCTCAGCCACCACATCGGCGTTATTGGTAAACACCTCTTCACGCACATATTCCAGAGCGTTACTGGAAATGCGGCCCTGAGCCAGCAGGTCACGAATGGTCAGACGGCGCAGTCCCGGCATGATAATGCCTGGAATCTGCATTGGCTGGATCAGTGCGCCAGCAGAGTCAGCGTCACTGCCGAGCGACTTATTGAACGTCTTCGCATCGAAGGTGCCCTGTTTACCGTCCCATGACTTGATGAGCTCTTCAGCAGCTCGCTCAGAGAAGGATTTCTTCTCACCGGGATTCTCAGCGCCGGATGCCAGTTTCTGTTCAAGATCGAAGAGGCGGGTACCGGATTTGGTCAGTTCTTCCTGTACCTTCACCAGGTCGGCCTGCAGCTGTTTGGAAACCTTACCCGTGCTTTCAATTTCTGCTTTCTGTGCATCGAAAAGCTGGGACATTTTCTGCTGGGATTCTTCAATAGCTTTTTGAATGAGAGCGAGTTCAGACATAATTAATTACCTAAATTAGAAGGGAAAGATTTAATGCTCTGAAGCAGAGCGTTGATTTGTGCTTCGTTTCCGTCGCCCTCGGACTCGCTCCGAATCGCTGACTTAAACCGGGCTATTAGCCCAACTGCCTGTGATTTGGTGAGCCCGACTGAATCCCTCAGCCAGTTCTCCACATCACGAATTGTTTCAATGCCGTCGACACTCTTCATGGCTGCGATGCCAGCCTGTTCGTTGGCGGGGAAAGTGCAGACGCTGATTTCACGCAGAGCCTGGATATTCTTAAAAATGCGGCCTGTTGGAATGATGGTGTAATCGTCTTTCGCAACGGAAAAGCCAACCGACATACCTTCAACCGTACCGTGCTGCATTGCCGCTTTCAGGTCGGCGGCGCCGCTGTGCCCTGGGGTAAGTTGACCGCGCACATACAGGCCTTTTTCGTCTTCGGCCAGGCTGTCCCATTTACCAACCGGCAGCTCCCACGTCTTGTGGTTGAAAAACATCGCCACTTTGCGGGTCTGGTTCGCCAGTGCGTTTTTAAACGCCCCGGGCAGAATGATGTCGCCATCGGAATCGGTGTTATTAAAAACAGAGGCGTAGCCTTCAAAAATCCCCTGTTTACCGTCACCGGTGAATTTGATTTCTGTCTCGTCGAAGGACAGCGTTTTTACGATCTCAGGCATTACGGCCCCCATAAAAATTAAGCCCCGTTATTACGGGGCTCTTTGTTGGTTCCTAAATCGGTGATCGGCACGTATTGCGACTGGCGCATAGCCACATCTCCACCCGGCAATGGCGGGAGGTTGTCCGTTCGTCGCATCTCGTTGATGGTGCGTAGCCCTGCCTCTCCCATTGCCTTCATAAAGGCAGCGCGGGATGCCGAATCGCCCCTCAGCAGGCCGTCGAGATTGTGCTCAGCATGAATGCGGCCAACATCCTTAGCAGGAATAAGCCACCGCTGAATGCTGTTTTCCCACCGGGAGATATATGGCTGCAGGGTGTACTGCAGGAAGCCGAGATTCTGCTGCTCGATGCCCGATCCCCAGCTCGTTGATTTCTCGACGTCGCCGACAAGGTGAGGCGGTACGCCAAAGAATCGCGCCAGTTCACTTACCTGAAATTTTCGGGACGCCATCATTTCGGCATCCTGCGGCGTTACGCCAATTGCCGATGTGGAAAAGCCCGCTTCCAGAATCCAGAGGCGTTTTTTAACCGGGCCGCCGGCGATCTCTTTGAAGTTCTCTTCGACCTGCGAGCGCTGCTGTTCAGTTAGCACTTTTTCGCCGGTTGAGAGGATTTGCGGAGACTTGGCGCCATTGGCAAAGAAATCTCGCTGCTGGTCCTCCATCGCAACTGCCACACCTGCCGATTTACAGGCAAAAGCAATGGGGGACAGGCCGACCAGCCCGGTGAATCCGAAGCCTTTAAGGTGAAAAATCTCTCTCTGCGAAAAGTCGGCGTATTCGCTGTCGCGCTGATAGCGATAAACCACTTTTTTTCCGACGAGTTTCACATCCATATTGGCAGACTGAAGCGGGAGAAGGCTGATCACGTCACCCGCGCTGTTGCGGTCCACCAGTGCATACGCGTTACCGTAGAAACAGAGCTGCATCGTCATGGCCTCCCTGAATTCCTGGGCGGTCATGTACTGATTCGGTGAGTAGCGCAGCAGTCGCGCCAGCGGATTGCTCAAACCCACTTTTTTGCGGTTGTCATTCTGGTCGGTTTCGAAGACATCAAGCGGTAAGCATGCCGTGAGCGTTGAAATCAGGCTCACGCAGCGCCAAACCGTCGAAATTTGCAGTATCCGTTCATCGTTAATGGATGAATCGCCCAGGTGTCCGTGGGCCGAAACAGGCCCCGTCTGTGAGCCCTGATTTGGGGTGACTAAACGCCCGCCTACAAACCAGGACTGCAGCCTTGCCCACCAGCCGTTATTGGTTCGCAGGTCAATCGTGTATTTAGGTTCTTCCATCACATGCTCAGCGGTCGGAAAATGAAGTCATCGAAGTCACCACCCTGTTCGGTAACTTCCCCATTAGCAGCACCAACGGACATTGTCATTGCGACCATGCCATCAATACGGCCTGTTGCTTTTGACTTATCGAGCTTGCGGTTGCCAGCAGCATCTTTCACCACCACCGCATTCACAGCACACATCGTTAATACGGGGTGCATGCCATGCCTCACGCGCCCGTTAAGCATCAGAGACTCCAGCGTGTCTACAGCTGGCCCCATATCCTTAAAGCCCTGGCCGAACTCGACCAGCGGGAGGCTCAGCCCAATGGCATCGGCATCCTTCCTGAACTGGTCAATGCGCCAGCGGTCAAAAGCCATCGAGGTAAGGTCGAAATCACCGATAATTTCAGCGATATCCGCAACGACGAATGAGTAATCCACCGAAGCGCCTGGCGTGGTGCGCAGCAGCCCCTCTCTCACCCAAACGTCATAGGGTGCGCGGTCCGTTTTGGTTCGCTCTTCAAGGGTTTTTTGCGGTGTCCAGAAGAAGGGGAAAACATCCCAGACACCATCATCTGCTTCACCAGCGATAACCAGCGCCGTTAAGTCGTTCCTGGCTGACAGATCCAGCCCCGCGTACCACTTCCTCGGCGTGTTAATCGGCATCTCTCCGCAAAGCTCCCACACGCTGCGGGAGATAAACGGCGATACGGTAGACACGCGCTGATTGAGGTTGAGGTTTCGGAAGGTGTTTTCGAAGCTTGGCATTCGGCCAGCTTTCTCAGCCTGGCGCGCCATGTCTTTTTCTGACCTGAATGTTCCCAGTGCCGGGTTCGCAGCCAGCCAGGACTCGCGTTTACTGATATCAGCGTCTTTTGGCGCTTCATAAACGTGGCACACGATGTGCGGATCTTTCGATTTGACCGCATCATCAATCCAGATGCTCAGCAGGTCAGCATCGTTTGCTGCCTGCGTACTGATAACAATCAGCAGCGGGTTTTCATGCGCCCCCTGCGCGGTAGTTATTGCATCGATAAAATCATCCTGCGGCCCCCTAACCTGCCCGGTTTCATCGAGAATGGCCAGAATGGGGGAAAGGCCGTGCGTCGTCTTTCCTTCTGCGGATAAAGCCTTGTATTCGACGTTACACGGCAGGCCGATCAGCTTTTTGCCGCTTGGCGTAATGTGCACAATCTCCTGCAGCTTAGGGTTCAGGTTGACCATCTTCACCGCGAGGTTAAAAACGATGGCCGCCTGTTCCCGGCTAAGTGCACCGCTGACAATCTGCGTGTTCTGGACCGCTTCAGGACCCACCAGGTGAGCCAGCAGGATTCCAGCGATTAAGCCTGTTTTACCGTTTTTTCGGGCGATGCTGAGGATCGCCATATCCGTTCCGGCCGGATTGTCGTAAACCGCCAGGATGAAATCTTTCTGAAAGGGGTCCAACCGCATAGGCTGGCCGATAAGCTTGCCTTCCGGCACGATGCAAAAGCGCTCAATGAACGCTATTACACGCTCACCTCGCGTCATAGTCTTTTATCCGTGCTTGGGAAAGGCGATCAGGTTGTCGTCCTGGTCCTGATGCTCGGTTTTGGTATTTCGTGCATCACGATCATTCTGATTGCGTTTTTTCTGGTCGCGGCTTTCGCCGTTGGTTGCGTGGGAATGGATCTGGAGGTCACGGCGCTGAGCCAGAATAGTTCGCTGCAGCTCAACAATCTGCTTGCGTAGGTCTTTGATAAGCCCTTCGTCGCGGCCCTCTCCGCGTGCTCGCTCTTCTTTGCGTAAATCCTTACGTAAAACCGTTATATAGAGCTGGTTATTTGCCAGTTCCACAGCGGCCAGAAGGTCGGCCGGCGTCCAGCTGTCCAGAGCTTTCGATCTGATATTGTCATGCCAGAATGGTTCGGCTTTTTTTTCCAAACCTGCATGGGACGGAGGATCGATGGTGTCCACTGCTGCATTTTTCATGGCCTGAACCGCTGCCGCCGAACTGTCGGAACGGGTTCGTTTATCTGCCATATGTCAACACCTTAAAACTAAAAAAATCGGGTTAGCGTTAAAATCAAACTTTGGCGGCGGTCATTTGGGGCAAAGGTTTTGAAGATTTGATCCCCCCCCTGCCCTGATGCGATTCATTCTCATTTGATATCGTTGCATTTGAAATGATTTCACATGATAGGTAATCGACTTGCCGCCGCCGCGCTATGCCGAATGTTTGTCTACCTGTTCGAGTTTCTGATCGCCTTTCCGATGCCCGGAGACAACATGACCTGAAATGGTCACCGTCGGCATCTCCTGCCCTACAGCGTGCGAGAACTGAATGGATGTCACGTCCTTCATCTCCACGCCATCAATCACCAGGCGAACGAATTTTCCATTGCGGTATTCAATGCTGAGGTCTTTCATTACGTGCTCCAGTGAGACGCAGGATCGAGCGGGTAGCCATTGGCATCACAGCCTATTACCGCGCCGCTCTTCTCCATCCTCTGTTTCGTTGAGTCATGATGCGCTTTACACAGTGGCTGCCAGTTCTCTTTACTCCAGAACAGGAGCTGTGCTTTCGATATGGCCAGCGGGTTACCTGACTTAAGCGCATCTTTGAGTTTGTGGGGCTCGATATGGTCAACCACCGTTGCTGGGGTAATCCGCCCCTGCTGCTCGCACATCACACATAGTGGGTGCTGCTGCAGGAAACGCAGACGGGCCTTATCCCATCGGCTGCCATATACGCGGGGCTCTTTGTTCATGACAGTCTCCATGCGTAACGGTGCTCAAAGTGAGGAAGGATGGGATAAACAACAGCTTATGCCAGCCTCCATGCGCGGCGGCGTTCTGTCCTCGGCTCGTTGTCAGGGTGACGCTCAACCGTCTGGAGGTCAGCGTGATCCACCAGCGAGTAACACGGATAAATCACCCGACCACCGAATGCCTCACCGACAGCGTAATCAGCTGCCAGCGTTTTGTTCCATGTACTGAGCATGCGCGCCAAACTTCCCCGAGGAGGGCTATAACATACGCCGTGAATCAGTTTGCTTAATACGATGTGGTCACCACAGACGCGATCCGCATCCACCAGCATTCCGGCAATCTCTTTCTGATACTGCGGCGGTCGGCCGGTACCGAGATAAAAGCTCAACATGTCGTCAGGAAAACGAGCCAGCCAGTCAGTGACCTTATCGGTGAATCCATGTACCGGCAGCGCGTCGTCTTCCAACACCACTACACGGCAAGGCTGCTCGGCTGCCCACTCGATAGCGCGCCGATGATTCCAGTTCGCACCATGGTTACTATCATCCACCAGTAGATGAGCTTTGTAATGGCCGCTCAGTCATCCAACTGCAATACACCATGCTCCAGCGACTCTGAGTATGCGATCAGCCCAGTGTATGCGGGAATAATTTCGCCACTATCTGCTTCGAATTCCGGGATTGTCCCCGTGGTGATGGTGTATTGAGGCGCGCCGTCTTCTTTTGCGAAGGTAGCCAGGTCTTCAATCTGTTTGGTGGTCAGAACTACTGTCATGCTCATTCCTCAGTTGTTATAGAACCCCGCTATTGCGAGGCTCTGGTTTCTTTCTGGCAGTTCGCCTGCCACGCTTTGTTATGCGCCAGGATGTCTTTCTTCGTCTGGCGGTCCATAACGTCGATGTCGTGATCGGTGAGATAAAGTGGCCTAACCCAGTCACAGGAATCGTGGACGAAAACATAGCTGGGCTTTGGAGGACCACCAACACAGCCAGCAGCCAATGCTGACACGGAAAGCATAGAGATAAACATGAAATATTTACTCATTGTTGCCCTGCCATGGTTGAGTTAGCAGCGCCTTTTCAACACTCCATCCCCTGCTCAATCGGTGCGCTATTGTCTTTACTTTTACACCATAGGTTTCTGCTGCTTTGGTAATGCACATTCGACCTGCTGGTGTATCAAGCATATGGTTACTTCGTCGGTTTCTTGCCTGGTCTTTTGGTGTCGCCCATCGGCAATTTTCTGGTGAGTACGCCTTATCTACATCAATCCGATCAAGTGTATGACCTGCTGGACGCTCGCCCATGTCTTTCAGGAAAGCTTCAAAATTGCCCCAACGCTCACAAACTGAAATTCCGCGACCACCATAATCTCCGTAATACGCATCGCTGGGATAATTGCAGCGCCGCTGCATTGACAGCCAGCTGATATAAGTGGGAGAAGTTTCTGACGGTCTGCGATGCCCGTGTTTTACACCTGACATGCAACCGCAAGATTGTGTCCTGCCAGAGCGCAAGGCGTTTGACCTGATTATTTTTTCTGTTCCACACTCACAACCGCACAACCACATTGAAACGCCCGATTTATCCTTATTGGCGTAGGACTGCACAGTCAGCTTGCCAAACTTAACGCCGGTTAAGTCGATTGTTTTCCTCATGTTCACCCCTTATGAGCCGCGCTTCCACGTGTTACGCAGCTCTCGATCAACATCGTCATCAGGCATGTGGTTAACAGTCTGCTGTACATTACTAGCCTCTTTCGTTGTCTCTACCCGGCGTTCTGCTACCGCTTCAGTGGCTGCGGCCTTTTCTTCTGTGCGCTGCTGGTCTGCTTTTGCTTCCGCTTTGCTGGTGCCGCGTGAATGACCAATACCAAAAGCGGCGGCGATAGCGCCAAGAATGGCTACTGCTACCGTGATGACTAATTGCACTGTGCTCATGCTTCCACCTTCGGTTCAAAGGATCGAACGTTCATAGGCTCCCCTGATGGGAAAGACCAGTTCAGCCAGGTGAAGGTCTTAAGCTCACACATACCGTCAAACATCTCGCCGGGATCGATATCGTCATAGCTGCAGACGATATGAAGCTCATTGCCTTTTTCCTGAAGAACAACCGTATCTGTCTCCCATCGCGGGAGTAGGAGGCGCAGCCACTGTTTCATGCCAGCACCGTTTTGGCCTGACCGAAGCGAGAGCGACGATCTTCCAGTCCGTTAGTTCCGCCGTTGATAATCTTCGTCACCTGCAGCAGGTTATCTGAATAGTTCAGACATCCCTTTGTAACGAAGAACCATGCCGCGCTTCTGGCTGCATAAATGGGTTCGGCTAATAGCTCAGGCTGCTGGACCAGATCAACCTTCAGGGCATTGCCGCAGTCACGATAGTTATCCAGGAACGTGATGCCAATGAGTCCGCGCCCACGGTATTTCCATCCATCACCTGGCGCGTTGTTACCGTAGCGTTTGCTGTATACCAGGTTAGCAATGGAACGCTGACGCTCAATTGGTAATGCTCGTTCATCAGGTCGGCGGCCCAGCGTATTAGCCTGGTCCTGTGTGATGCGTCCAGCTCGAATGAAGTTTGCCAACCCGACTACGCTGTAATTGAAGTTTTCCTGCAGCCGAGTGAATCCTGTCGATTCATGCCCAGCCTGCGCAATGAACATGGCCTGGTCTACCGGCCTGGTGATGCCGAACTCTTTCATCGCATCACTTACTGGCTGAAACCAGCGCGCAGCTAACTCGGCGCTTAAACCAGCCGCCTTTTGAAATTGTGATTGGTTCATTAGTGCCTCAGTGCATCAACCAGTCGCGCTACGTTTCCCCGAGCCCAGAGAACGGCGGCGCATATCAGGACGTTCACCAGCACCACGAACCAGTGCGATTCATGGTACAGGCCGAACAGGTAACGGAAAGGGACGCTGGCGTATACCAGCACCGTGAAATAAGCCATCAGCGATATCAGAGGGCGATGTCTCGCCCCGCCGCGCTGGTAGAACATCAGTGCAATAACGATCACAGCAGAGATAATTGCGTTTGCCATCGCACTCGGATCACTTGTTACCATTGCTGGCCCCTCCACCACGTAAACGCGAGAGAATTCCAAACAGGCTACCCAAATCCTGACTGTTGACGAACGTCAGCAGCTTAATAGCAATAGCGGCTACGATTACCGCGCCCAGCGCATCAAGTGGCCTGTCGCTATACCCCGTCCATTTGGAGAAGTAAGAGCCAAGCAGTGGAGCGCCGATAACGCCGAAGATGAATGAGGTGATGAAGTAGCCCACCAGCTTAAGGCGACTGATATTAACCGCCGTAGCGACGTAGAACACCGCACCAGCGAATGCGCCAAACACCACACCGTAATCTATGCCGGTTGCCAGGCCGAACACGCTGGCCCCCATCAGACCACCAGCCGCTACTGTCGTGCCAGAAACAGGATCGGACATCTAGTCCCCCTCTTATTGCCGTGAATCCTCTCAGTGATGAGGGGAATAAAAAAAGCCCGCTTTTGAAGGCGGGCTAATGAGTGACTATTAGTAAGTAAGGTAGGTAGTCGTGAGTCTTGCTAACTGACCTGAGTGAGACAGTATCGGGCTGGTTCACAACGGTTCAGGAGAACCATCAGGCAATTACCTTCAACACACATTTCAAGCGTAGCAGCAGTTTGCAAATTCATAAAAAAAGGCCTGCTTTTTACGGCAGGCTCTCAAGGAATTTGAAACTGTATTGTTGTTGTCATGGTGCCGGGTGCCTCCCGGTGACTCTACCCCAGTCAGCAAAGCCGCGCGCATACCTGCAGATAGCAGTTGACTGGAACGCCCTTTCGCTTAGAAAGGATTCACCACAATAATAAGTTACGACTAATCCATTCTAGCGGTCAATACATCATCGCCATGAGTCCTCTCAGAACGAGGGGAAACCAAAAAGGCCGCCCGTGGCAGCCTCTAAAATTGACAAAACCCCGGCTAGGCGAGGTTTAAGAATCGTTTTAAGTCCGTGGCGTAGAAACCACTCTTAACACAGTAAACGAGAAAATGCGGACCGCGTTAGTGATTTTTGATGAGTTTTGCTTTATTTTTCCTACACACAGCAAAATAAGAAAGCAGTTCTTGCCTAACTACTCAGTTAACGCGGGGCTTAGAATGAGGGATTATCTTTGGGTGACATACAGTATGATGTAGAGTCCGAGCAGCAAGCTTTTGAATTGCTCGAACGTTATCTGAGTGGGCAAGGCCTACCAGAAAAAATTACGTTCAATGGCTGGCCTAGCCTAACTATCAGGCTAACCGGTGATAAATTCAACAAATCACTTACACCATCAGTAATGAAGGGCTTCGTTGAGATGCAATCGCAGATCAACAAGTCTTATGCGCTTGCTAAATACGGCACTCCAGATGTTCGGAGGCTAACTAAAGAAGAGCTTGATGCTTTAGAAATTGAAGTTACAGTAGAGCAAGGTTCGTCACTTGTTGAGATCAACATTGATGGATTCCTGAGCAAGCTTACGCAAGAATTGGTAGGAAAAATGAACGCCACAGAGATTGTATTCACAGTTCTCGGTGCTGCCGTCATATGGGGCGGTGTAACCGTCTTTAAACGCTTTTTAGATAACCGTAAAGATACTCGCCTAGCTGAGATTGCTAAAGAAGGCGATAAAGAACACCTGCGCGCAATGCAGGTGATGACTCAAGAAGAAACGAAACGCCTTCAGATCATCTCTGAAATGGTGGCCCAAAAGCCTCTTCTCGACAACATGGATCGCATGTCTTACGACGCTAAGACAACCATGGTTAAGTCATTCGTACGCTCAGATACCGCTGAAATTGATGGAGTAACCATCGATTCTGAAACTGCAAAAGAATTGGTCACAAATGCACGTCGCCGCTCTGTCGAAATGCGTATAGACGGTATCTACCGCATTGAGGAAGTGAATAATACGGACCCAGAGTGTTTCAAAGTAAAAGTTCGTAGAGTCGATTCTGACCAGCGACTGACTTGCGTAGTGCAGGACATTTTCCTCGACGAGTCTGAAAATAAAGAAGCTCTCCAACGAGCAGAATGGGAAAGAAAACCTGTTCATTTAAGTATCAATGCAAAACATGTTGACGGTGATATCAAGTCAGCTGTGATTTTGTATGTCAAAGATGTTGATAATAAGCCCGAATAATCGGGCTTTTGCTTCACGATTTCACTTCAACATCCATCTCTAAGCTCACATCAAGCATGCTAAGGCAGCCGTCAATAAATCCTTCTGCCATCTGGATCTCAATACGTATCAGCTTCTCGTCCTTCTTTCGCGCTTTGGCTATTTTCCGCTTCGATATGCCATAGAGATAGTGTGCGACCAAGAGCGAATGTTCATAGGGCTTGCGTTTTTGAAGTCGAGCTAAACACCCCTCGATAATTAGGGCGTCGTCATCAGTACATGACAGGCGGGATTTGCTTGTTGGGGGAAGAAGTCCTTTGAAACCAGCAGCTATCGAGGAGTAATCAACCCCAGAACTATCACTCGCAGCCCAACCACCCCAGCGCTCTAAAACCATCTGAATGTCACGCATGTTTTCTCCACTATTCATGCTAATACGCCGATTTCCAGCGCACGATCTAAAAACCGAAACAACAGCATTAACTGGTCGCCGTGCTTCGCTTCAAATGCCACAGGATCAGCGTGCAACTCATCGTGATGCGCTCTGCACAGCGGTATCACAAACAGGTCGTGCGCTTTGGTACCCATTCCACCTTGCCCGTGGCCAATCAGGTGATGGGGGTCGTCTGCCGGGTTATTGCAGCAACTGCACTTCTGCGACTTAACCCAGCGGGTGTACTTATCGTTCTCCCAGCGGCGGCGCTTTGGCCTCAGCATGAAAGATTCAGGTGATTCAGGATCGACCTTCACCGAGACTATCTTCTTAACTTTCTCCTGGAGGATTTCAGTAGCCGGTAATGACGGCACAATGTCGCTTTCACGCATCACTGAACTGTGCGATTCAGGCTTAATCCTGAGTGCCTGGTTAGCCACTGATTCAGGAATAAGGTCAGCCAGATCGTTACGTACCATCCACCAGCAGAACTCCGGCAGCGTCAGGGTGTGGTCAGCGCTGAAACCCAGCATGATGTTCACCCTTTCGAGCAGCCATTTTACCAGGTTCTGCATGGCAATTCCTGCCAGTCTTTCAGTGGTTTGTTCACGTAACTGGTTATCACATCCCCAACAAAGACGAATGCTTCCGGGTGCGTGACGCATCACCGTAAAGTCCTTTGAGTGCCATTCATTGTGGGGCCACTGACATTCGAATTTTCTTTCCAGCCAGGCATCAAGACTGCTAAGCCCACCAGCACGCAGAATAACCCGATCGTTCAGGAAAAGTTCCTGCATGCTGTCATCATCTGTCAGTGGCTGGTGAGCTTCAGGAATCAGCCCAGATGGCAGATGCTGAATAGCTTCAGATGGCGTTTCAATAACCACCCGGCCGCGACGAAACAACCACAGCAACTCATTTCCTGGCCGGAACAGCACCACCCCGGACATTGGCGCAACTTCAGGTGTCAGTATGGCTCTCACGCAATTTGCCCCTTAGCAATATGTTCAGCCCACAGGCCGCCAATCCAGCGCACTCCCTTAGCGGTGAAGCGGGACTGATTGAATGCGTAGTTGGTCTGGTTGGTTGTCCCGGTCTTAACTTCAAAGCGGCCTGCTTCGATGTGTTTACTCTTTGGTGTAAGCACACGGTTTAGCCGGTACATGATGCCGTTCTCAATGAGGAACAAAGCAAACTCGGGTTCTTTAGCGTTAAGGAGCTTGGCAATCTGCCGAAAAGTCATTGAGCCAGTGGCCTTGACATAGCGATCAACAAATTCAGCCTTAGGCGCTGCTATGGCCAGTTCATCACTCAGGCGTTGCTTCTGTTCGGCAAGGTCGGCAGCGAGGCGGAGTGCTTCAGGGAGTGTTTGCGGTACCGCCATTCCTGCCCCGCTCTCCAGTTCCTGCCAGCGGTCAACCAGACGGGCGGTAAACTCCGGGCACAACTGGGCGACGATCACATAGCTATCTCGTTTGTTAACTTCGTAGTAATGGTAAACCTGCTGGTTCTGAGGGTGGGTGTACTGCATTGCAGCATACCCCCCAATTACGCCGGAGTTCATCAGTCGTTCGATGGTCACACACACATTGCTGTGGCGAGAGTCGACAAGTTTTGCAATCTCACGGCTGGACATCGTTATTTGCTGCCCCATCGCGGCGGCGTGGTGCGTCGGGCACATTACGGTGATATTCATCTGATTCATGCTCTTCTCCACTTATCAGGCGGCTGCACCCGCCAGAGGTTCATGTTTCTTGATCGATATCTCTACTCGTCCACCAGGTACTTTCGGCCCCCACTCCACCAGCATTCGCTGCACCTGACTGTCATCCTCCCAGATGCCAGCGTGAGTAAGCGCGTCAAACAGAGCCTTGTTATAGTTGTCGATGTCGCGGCGGCGTGCATCTGGCGGAAAGAGAAGGATCTCCACCGCAGCTGGTGACGATGATGGTTTTGGAAGGCAACGCAGCTGCTCAACAATCGCTGCGCAGGCCGCACTCTGATATGCCCTGCCTTTCTCACTGATAAGATGGCGGCCTTTTAACGGCCCCTTGTTCGGGGCTCGCCAGTAGGTGTTTACGCTCGGAGGGAATGGGAGCACCAGTTTCATAAAGTCCCCCCCTGTTTTTTCAGCCATTGGATAGCGTTATCTCTTGCCTTGTCTCCACCGGATAACAGGTCTCTAACGATCGATACAGGATCTGCATCCCATTCAGTTTTGACGACGGTAATTCCCCTGGCTGCGCCGGGAGCAATGGAGATGTAACCCTTATTCTTTAGAGCCCTCACGTGCTCTGCAGCCGCGTTCGGTGATGCACAGCCAATTAACCCGGCAAGCTCAAGCAAGGTGGGCGGGAATCCGGTTCTGTCCTTGTAGAGCACTATGGCATCAAGCACTTCACTCTGACGCGGCGTTAATTCCATCATGAGTTCGCTCCTCTGAAACCTGCAGGGACTTTGCTGTAGTCAGTGTTCTGGAAGCTGGAACGGAAAACACCATCTTCTCGGGCCCACTCTCCATTGACGCGAGCAGGACGCCCAGCTTTGGCCCAGCTTTTCGCTGACTTCAGATAGCCAGGGAACTTGGTTGGCTGGAAAAGAGTCTGGGGGCGAAGGTAAGCCGACATCGTGAGGTCTTCACTCCACTTTGCGTTGCAGTAATCCACCACCAGCGATAACTCTTCAACGGTGTAGCCCTCCCCGATTCGAGCACGAATGTTTTGCAGGGAGGTTGTTGAAACCTGATAACGCGAACTTGTCACCTGGTTCAGATGAGTTAAAACCTGTTTAGCCTGATCGGTGATCAACACATCACCGTCTGGTTGCGGCGCAACCGGACAAATAGGGTTTTTAATATCTGTAGTATTATCTGTTGTATTCTCTGTAAGAACATCAGTGCAATTTGACCTGATGAGAGCGGTTCGTTTTGACCCGATGGAGCGTTTCACTTTGACCTCTTCCATCGGTTCATTTTGACCTGATGGAAGAGTGCAATTTGAACTCTTCGATTTGGTCACTTTGACCTCATTTAAAAGCTCACTTTCGTAGTTGATCGTGTAGTAGTTAGTCATGTCGCGCTGAGATTTGTTCAGCTGCTCAACTTTGAGGACACCGAGCTGCTTCAGGCGGGTGAATGTGCGCTTCAGCGTAGACTCAGACCAGAACGGGAACTGCTCCAGCCACTGCTCGTTGGTGTTGTAAATCCAGCGCACGCCGTCACGCTCCAGTCCGGAGGTGGTTTCTTTAAGCCAGTAGTTAACCTGCTGCAACGCAATGGCCTCGTTGAGGCCAATGCTGTACGCAAGGTCAGGGTTTATCACTATTGGCCGGGATGGCATCAACAGGCTCATGGTCGTCCTTTAACTCTGTAAATTTACGCTGGAATTGTTCAAGAGGGCTGAAGCACTCATGATCGTACCCTTCGCGAAGGTATATAACGCGTCGAGTCTGTGGCTCCCATCTGATGACATGGACCGGGACGCCGTAGTGGTCTTTGAACCGCCGGTTAACTTCAGCCATTCCTCACGCCCCTTCTCGTTCATCAGAGCAAAAGCCTCTACCATCGCGTTCTCAGGCTGGTAGTTGTTCACACCAGGCTGGTCGTTTAATCTCTCCACATAGCCGAACGGGGAGTCTTTTCCCACCAGTGGAAGGCATCTGAATTGCTTCGCTGGTCTCAATCGGTTTAAACTGTTCATGCGTTAGTTTCTCCACTGAATACGACACGCCAAGACGCCCGGAGCTGCACACTCGCGGGCGTCACTTTTTTTGGCTTTTCTTACGGCTAAACAGCGCGACAATCGCGCGGATTTCTTCTTCACGTGCAGCCAGGTGACGGCGGTGATGTTCGTGAATCTCATCGGCTTCATGCGGTTCAATAACTCCGTCTTCCAAGGCTTTCTGGATAATCTGATCGACCTGTCCGCGTGCTGCTGCAGTTCTCATGGCGCGGGTAAACAGATCGACGCGGTCAAGGTCTTCCAGTTGCGGAACGTCCACCAGCAGAGCGCCACGACGTTGCGCGAAGTAATCAGCCAGGAGAGACGTGTTTGAAATATCTTCCATCGCTTCCAACTCGTTCACTTCGAAGAAGCGACAGCCGTTCTTCTCGTACAGGTTGTTGTTGAACTGCGTCACCGACATACCAAGAGCACCGGCCATAGCCTCACGGCCACCTGGGTACGCTTTGCACATCGCTTTCACTACTTCTTTCAGGCTTGGCTCTACCATGTTGTTTTTCCTTTGGTAGTTACGTAATGCTGAATGCTGGGTTACGGTGTTACTGCAACGCCAGGATCAGCAGGTTTGTTTTTGTTAGGGAATGGTCGTACTTCCTCGGCTTCAATTTTCCCGTCTTCGTTAACCAGGATATTTACCCGGCGATTACGCTTGAGGGCTTTACTGATGGCGCTTTGGTATACCCCAAGAGCCTCAGCTGTTTTGGCCTGACCGTTTTCCAAAACATATTCAGAGAGCGGAATAATCTTCATTGGTTTTCCTCGTGGTTTGCACATAAGGAGTATCACTGTTAGTGATAAATAAGTCAACACTAGCGGTGATTGGTGATTATGCCGTGCGGTGATAAATTATGAGAATGAAAAAGAAACCATTGACCGCCGAACAAATTGCCGACGCCAACAGGCTGAAAGCTATCTTTGAGTCCAAGAAAAAAGCGCTGGGGCTCTCACAGGAGACTTTGGCTGAACAAATGGGTATGGGGCAAAGTGGTGTCGCTCAGCTACTGAATGGCACCAACGCTATCAACGCTACTCATGCTGCACAGTTCGCTAAAATTCTCGGGGTAAAAGTCGATGATTTCAGTCCATCCCTTGCAGCTGAGATATCAGCTATGTTTGAGGCGATTGCTAACGGAAGAAATCAATCCTCTGTGTATGAGTACCCGCTATTAACCGAAGTGCAAGCGGGTTCATTTTGCCCAGTTAATTCATACACAGAACGCGATGCGAAGGAGTGGGTTTCAACCACTGTTAAAGCCAGCGATTCTGCATTTTGGCTTGAGGTATCAGGCCATTCAATGACTGCTCCTCCAGGAGTAAAGCCAAGTTTTCCTGAGGGAATGCTCATACTCATAGATCCAGAACAAGACGTTGAACCCGGTGATTTCTGCGTTGCTGGTATATTCAACGATTCAGAGGTCACTTTTAAAAAATTTGTTCGTGAAGACGGGAAACCCTGGCTCGAACCTCTAAACCCTAGCCCTCGCTATCAGGCCATTGAATGTAATGAGAATTGCAGGATAATAGGCAAAGTTGTTAAGGCCCAATGGCCTGAAACTATCTTCGAATAAGGAGCCAATCGGCTCCTTTTTTTTGCATCTTTTTTCACCTTACTAATCATCAATTTAACACTAGGCGTGATATTTTTATCACTACAGGTGTTGACCATTTAATTACTATTGGTGATACTCATTATGCGCCGGGGTGATGATGTTTAAGACCATCGGTAGGTTAGCGGTACGGTATATGGCACATGTGCCGCAGCGGTCCGGGGATTCCTTTCAGTATCCAGATCCAGCGGGTAGCCGAAATGTGCAAGCCAGTTGTGTACGACAGCCAGAGACGTTTCACCAGCGTGGCGATCAGGTGTGACACCTCGGAAGAGACGAGGATGCAACAGAGAGAGCATTCAACTAAAAACGATCCCAGAACGTTTGATGTGATTGTCGCGGATTGGAATGCTCTCCCTGTTGTGGCATTAGCTCAGATGGATAGAGTAGCGGCCTTCTAAGCCGTAGGTCGCAGGTTCGAATCCTGCATGCCGCGCAAGTATCACGTTAGGACCGTGGTAAACCGTAGTAGCTGTACCAGATGCTGTGTGTAGTCTTGGCGGTCGGCAGTTGTGAATGTCCTTAATGTCGACCGCCCCTTTTCACAACTGAAAGCGCGTTCAGCCGGTTCCTTGAGAGGCCTCAGTCGTTAAATCAACTCAGGGGAACGCGCTCCCAATTGTGGAGAAGCTAACTGGCGGTGGCAGCCGCCCGTTTCACTAAGTGCCCTGGTTGGGTGCTTACTAAAACGAAACCCCTTTATTTTTTGTCGCCATCCGGTGAGGGATTCGTGCAACCAAAAATCAGCGCTGTGCAGAGCGCTTATAACACGGAGAAACTATCCATGACGAACACACAGAACGTCACCGAGTTACAACCACGCATGACCAGAGAGCAGCTTATCGACGCAGCTCGTAAGGCTGCCCCTCTCCTCCCTGCCGCTTACGGCTGGATGGTTAACGAACTGGCTAACCGCCTGGACTATACCAGCGTCGCGCTCTGTGAGGCGTTGGCGCAGCGTAAGGAACTGGCTGAGCAGAATGCAACCCTTCGCCAGGATGTTGCGAGTTGGGCCAAAGAGTGCGACCGCATCGAAGAGCGCCACACCAAAACGCCTACCAACATGCACCTGCTGGAAGCTCAGCGAGAACTCCGTGAGCTGCCTCGTGTCGTCATTTCCCTGAATAACGAGGTTTCTCTCTGATGGCTAACTCATTCAAGCAAATGACCAAGGCAGGTGTGATTAAGCGCACTGATAGCGGGATGTTTATCGCTCTTTCCGATATCCACGTTCGTGAAGGTTTCAACAAGCGTGAAGATGATGAACGTACCCGCCAGGCTGATGATGACCTGTTCAACTACCTTATGAACGGCGGATCAGTTCCACCGCTGGAAGTTATCGCCCGTGATGAAGGTGGCGTGTGGGTTGTTGAAGGTCACCGTCGGCGTCGTTGCTACGCGCGCTGTGCTGAAGCTGGCAAGCCAGTAGACCGCATCCACATCATGCCGTTTAACGGTAACGATGTGCAGCGCCTGGCTCGCATCATGACCAGTAACAACCAGCTCCCACTCTCCGATATGGAACAGGCAGCAGTTATTCAGGAGCTGCATAACGCCTTCAACCAGACCACCAGCGAGATCGCAAAACTGGTCAATAAGTCAGTGGTCACGGTAGAGAAGTTGCTGCTTCTGAGCACTGCTAACCATGACGTTCAACAGGAAGTTAAATCAGGTGCGGTGTCAGTCGACGTCGCGGTTGATCGTGTTATGGAGTATGGCGAACAGGCCGGAAAAGTTCTTCAGCACGATAAGGCTGTAGCGGCTGCCCAAGGCAAAACGAAAGTTACCCGCAGTTCTATCGCTCCGGAACTCAGCGTAAAGAACGCGCGCCGTTTCGTTGAGCTGATGGCACAGGCAACCATCAGTGATGAGGGTGTATTCACTCTTGAAGGCGCTGCCCTTGCCGAAGCGCTGGCCATTATGGACGAGCACAAAGCGATTGCGGAAGCGCGTGAAACATACCGCCTTTCACAGCCAGTGCCTGAAACAGAGGTAGTAGGCAAAACGCTTTACGTGAAACTGGAAGGCATTGAGATCGGTACAGCTCAAATCTATCGCGGCAAAAACGTCATCCTGAATGGGATCGTCACTAGCCAGTCAAAAGCTGTGGCCCACTTCGTTAAGCAACACAAACTGCAGCAGGAAAATAATCATGACAGCCAATAAACCAATGACCGGCGAACAACTGGATGAGCTGATGACTGCTGCAGTAAACATGCAGCGCGATGCTGAGACAGACTTTAACCGCCCTTCCGCTATGTTCGCTTATGCAGTTCAGGTTGCTGTTCTGCAACTGCGCAAAGTTCGTGATGATTCTGCGGCGCTGGCTGCGGAGAATGGTCAGATGCTCCGCTTGTTGACTGACATCAGCGAGAACCATGACGAGTACGTTAACCAGGACGAATACCTGTACGCCGGGGTACCGATGGATTACGTATCTGAAATTAACGCATACGTATCGCGCGATGTTGAAGCAGAAAACCCATTCAAGGCCACCGACGCTTTCCTGGCTGAAGTGCGGGCGCAGGGTGTGGAGATGTTTGCAGCAGTCTTGCGTCGCAAAGGTGACGATGCCTTCTTTGATGCTATTGCTGAAGCTCAAGCTAATGCAGCTGACCAGTTCGCCGCCCAGCTTCGCAAAGGAGTGCAGTCATGAGACTGAAAATGCACACGCCGGACGGATCGGTGATTGTCGAAAGTAACCTGGTAACGCAGTTCTACCCTGATTTCGAAAGCGGCGGCGAGCTGACCACCATCGAAACGGTATCGGTTACTGGTGAAACTTTCTCGGTGAAAGTTAAGCATTCGTTTGTGCAAGTGACGAGCGCACTGGCTACAGCATGGCGCGTTGACGAAAAGAAAGCAGAAGGAGCCGCCCAATGAGCACTCAAATAAAACCTTGCCCGTTCTGCGGGAGCAAAGAAGTAGAGGCTTTCGCGCAGTACGAAGAGGATTGCCCTTACCAGTCGGCAATTGTTCGCTGCCATTCTTGCGACGCGCAGTCTGCTCAGATGGTTGGCGCTAACAAAATCAACATGGCTATTGCTGCATGGAACAAACGTGTCGGGGAGGCCGCCCAATGAGCAACATCGACAAACGCGCATTACGTGAAGCGGCCAATGCGGCAAACGCTGCATCATGGGGGAATTGGGAGACTTACAAGCCACACAAAGGTGCGCGCGGCTATGAGGTGAAGGTTGGCGTGAAAGCGGTAGCGCAACATTGCCTCAAGGTTGATTCAGTTTTCATCGCCGCCGCTAACCCCATCACCGTGCTGGCGCTGCTGGATGAGTTGGAAGCCGCAGAAGAACGCTATGATGATATGCTGCGTCAGGCTCGCTCTTTCCGCGAGGCTCACGATTATGCGGCAGAATTAATTCGCAAACTGGAGCGTAATAAGCTGGTTGTGAAACTTCCAGCAACTAAATTGTGGGCAGACAAGGTAGCGTGTTACGAAGAATCAGAGATTATCGCGGTGCTTGCAGCCGCTGGCATTGGCGTAAAGGGGTAGTGAGATGACAAAAATATTCAGGAAGAATTATCCGCGCCAAAGCCGGGTTAAAGAGGCTCTATTTTTCCTTCTCTTTCTTATTTTAATGATTCCAATATCACCGATAGTCCTCATCTGGCTAGCAGGAGAGCAGGCAGAAAAAATAGCTGAGTGGTATAGCTCCATCGTATGGGGGCCGTTTAACAAACTGCACAACAAATTGAATCCGTACAGGGAGGACTAACCCATGACAACTAACAACCACCCGGCGAACGGTCCTGTATCACTCGAGCGCCTGCACCAGATACGCGAAACACTCAGCAAAGCAGCAGCACAAAGCGACGGCGGTAATATCGGCTACGCAATGTCTGATGCTGTGAAGGTGATTGATGGAGCTATTGCAGCGTTTGGTACGGAGCCTGTGGCGTACATGACATACAAGGGTTATTTGCTGCATGCTGCCGACCCGAAGTTAGCTGAGTATAGCGACCCGACTCCGCTCTACACCGCCCCGCCAGCGCCGGTATCTGTGCCTGATGCGATGGAAATGGATGATGACTTTGACAGCGCGTTTGAACACGGAAAAGCTGTCGGCTGGAACGCCTATCGCGCAGCCATGCTTCAGTCGTTCGGTAATTCCGAACAACTCAACTCTCCGGTGATTCCGGATGGTTGGAAGTTGGTGCCGGTTGAGCCGACAGAGGAAATGAACAAGGCTGGCTGGACCGCGATGAATGAACATGACGCTATCAACCCAACCTACCGCGCCATGCTCGCAGCAGCACCGGATTTTCGGGAAAACGCGGAAACGTCAACCAAATGCTGGTGCCGGACCTGCCGCCCGGTGAAAATTTCCGACATGCGATTCGTCGTCTGTCCTGATTGCGGAAATAAGCGCTGCCCGCACGCTAATGACCACCGGAATGCATGCACCGGAAGCAACGAGACAGGGCAAGAAGGGAGTGCTTATCCAGCAGCACCGCAGCAGGAGGTGAAGTGATGAGCAAGTTAACTTTCGTTATTGAGTTCGAAGACGGCAAGGAACCTCCAGTGCATGCCCATATGGAGGCTTTCGGCGGGAGGGTTGTTGCGGTCGCGTTCCGTGATGCATTGCGAGAGGATGATCACCCTGCGACGATCACTAGCTCTCCTCAGGTGCTTAGTGAGATGCGGTGCTTTATCTGCAATGGTAAGCATCCGATAGGTGTCGCCTGCCCATTTAGTTCGCCAACAGTGGTATCGCATAATGCCTAACCCATTCGACGCAGTAATGTTCGTGCGGCTGGTCATAGGCGCACTTCAGGGTATGGGGTGGCTGCCATGGTGAGCAAACTCAAACAGCGGCGCGTGCGCCGTCTTAAAGCCGACGTAACCTGGTGGCGTGAAGAGGCAGAGTATTGCCGTTCCCGCATGCTGGAGCTGGCCGGGGAAATCGACAGGCTCAAAAAACTGGTTATCCGCGTGCCTATGCCGGTTCTCATGCCAAAGGAAATGGTCCACCAGATCTATTACACCGAAACAAAAAGATGTCGTACCTGCAATGATGGGCTTCGTGGTGGTTGCTCATCTTGCATTTTCTATAAGAGATAGCCGGGTGCAGCCGGTTAAGTGGAGAGCAACGTATGGGGCAGTTAGTAACACTACATGAGTGGGCTTCGGGTCCTAATGGGTTCAAATATCCATTAAGCAACTCAGCACTAAACAAAATAGCCAAGACCAAGCAAACTTTTCCACCAGCTTTAAAGCAAGGTCGCCGCTGGGTTATAGATGAGGACGCTCGTTTTATTGGCATGGTAGGCAATGTTGATATTTCATCATCGTTATCAGACAAGGCTCGCCAGTTAGTGGAGAAAGCAATAAATGGCAGCTCGCCCCAGAAAGCATAACGTCAAAATACCCAACCTTTATTGCAAGTTGGATAAACGTACATCAAAAATTTACTGGCAATATCGCCATCCTGTCACTGGAACTTTTATAGGTTTCGGAACTGATGAAGAGGCCGCGAAGGCCGCTGCTACTGAGTTGAATCGGATAACCTCTGAGCAGGAAACACGGCAATCTTTCGCACTGATTGATATGGCCATGAAGAGTTCAGAAAAGAAAGAACAAGGAATTCGTGTTGCAGACTGGATAAAAAGATACGTAGATATTCAGATGGAAAGAATGCGTGATGGAGAGATAAAAAAACCGACTGTTAAATCAAGAAGAATATGTGCTCAAGTTCTCGCTGACAGGGCTCCTAATATACGCCTCAAGGATGTAGACACAAAACTGATTGCAACAATTATTGATGAATATAAATCTGAAGGTAAACACAGAATGGGTCAGCTTGTGCGAAGCGTTCTGAACGACGTATTTAAAGAGGCACAGCATGCTGGCGAGGTTGACCCAGGTTATAACCCTGCTTTAGCAGTGAAGAACCCGATAGCTAGGGTGAAGAGAAGCAGACTGAGCATTGAACAATGGAAGTTAATTTATGAAAGCGCTGGATCAATGCCTCCATGCGCTCAGAATTCCATGCTTTTGGCTCTGGTAACGGGCCAGCGTATTGGAGACATAGTGTCGATGAAGTTCAGCGACATCTGGGATAATCACCTTCATATAACTCAGAACAAAACAGGCGTGAAGTTAGCTATTCCATTAAATTTAAGATGTGACGCCATTGGAATGACATTGTCTGATGTCATAAGCAAGTGTCGGGACAGAGTTGTAAGCCCATATTTAATCCATCACGTTAAACATCATGCTTATGGTAAGGCAGGCTCACACGTCCCTGAAAAAACAATTTCTAAGTATTTTAAGGAAGCGAGAGACAAAGCGAATATCGTGTGGCCAAAGGATTGCACCGCCTTGCCTCCTTTCCATGAGCAGAGATCTCTTTCATCAAGAACATATGAAGCCCAGGGTATAGATGTAAAAACATTGCTTGGTCATAAGACAGAAGCTATGAGCGCTATGTATGGAGATGATCGCGGTTTGGAATGGAAAAAATTAGTTATTTAACGGGATGTATGAACCAGAGAGCCCCCCTGATTTCCGATTTATGCGGTATACGTTTTGGGGAGTTTTTTTGGGGATGATTTGGGGAAGAAAATTTCTTAATAGAATACAAATAGTTGCAATGATGCGAATTGCTCCAGAAACAGTCTTCCACCAGCAACGCATAAATCAACAGCCAGCGCTCCCGCTGGCTGTTTTCTTTCAGCCCTCTCCCTCCCGTGCTAATGTAGCAAGCTACGTATTGGCTAATCACAGGTGAAATCGTTATGTCTGATGACGTGACCGGGACGACAACCCATCAGCAGCTAATCAGCTTATTAACCGAGCAGGAGGCGCACTTTCGTGTGGTGGCGCATGAGGCCGTAGGGAAATGCGAAGCGGTCAGTGAAATTCGCGGGACCGATCTCCGCCAGGGAGCAAAAGCGCTGGTCTGTAAGGTAAAAGGCAACGGCGTTAAGAAACATATTCTGGCAATCCTCGCCGCCGATCGGCAGGCCGATCTGAGCCTGCTGGCCAGCCATTTCGGAGGGCTTAAGGCATCTCTCGCCAGTCCGGCCGAAGTGGATGCGCTTACCGGCTGCGTTTTCGGCGCCATTCCCCCCTTCAGCTTTCACCCGGATCTGACGCTTGTCGCCGATCCGTTGCTGTTTGAGCGCTTTGACGAGATCGCCTTTAACGCCGGTCTGCTGGAAAAATCGGTGATTATGGATACCCAGGACTATCTGCGAATCGCCCGTCCTGAACTGGTGTCGTTCCGTAAACAATAAATACAGAGGCTGGCTAACGGTCAGCCGTTTTCCAGCAGCAGCACGGAAGCAATCAAAATAATCGCGATGATAAAAAACGATGAGGAGATAATCAGCGTTTCGACAAACATAGGATCGTTCAT